TAAAATCTCTATTCGTATTAACACAAGCTACTCCTGTGCTACCACTTCCCATTGTAAAATCTAAAACTGTTTCATTTTCTAATGTGTATGTTTTAATTAAGTATTCAAGAAGTGCTATTGGTTTTTGTGTTGGGTGTAGACTTTTACTTTCATTATCATATTTCAGTAAAGTTTTTGGATAATTTTTATATTTAGAAATAAATGTTCCTTTTTGGCTTGGTCTTTTATATAACATTTCATTTGTTTTACCTCTGTTTTTGTTTTTAATTTTATTGGCAATTTTTAAGTTCTGTGGATAATAAAACATATTATTTTTAAAATTTTTTCTATTAAATAATTTACCATTTGAAAAGATTAAAATATTTTCAATATTTTTTAATGGCATTACTTTGCTTTGCATAAAATTAGGTGTATTACTTTTTTGCCAATACCAATCATATTTAAACTCATTTAAATTACTTAATCTTAAATGACTACTAAATGGCTCTGTTCCAAATAATGCTATTGCAGTATTATCTTTTCTAATTCTTTTTAATTGTTCCCACATTGGTTTATAAGGAATAATATTATCCCACTTACAAGCAGTTGTTCCATAAGGTAAATCAGTTAAAATAAAATCTATAGAATTATCTGGTATATCCTGCATAACTTCTAAGCAATCCCCATTGTATAACTTCACAGGATCTTTAAGTTATCCCAACCATTCTTATCAACAGTTAAAGTAAGTACACCAGGTTCATTCCATAGTCCTGTCCTTGCAGTAAAGTCATCACTTGCATCAATACTAGGACATTGAATCCAAGTTCTCTTACCCTGCTGCATTAGTCGTGGGTGGTGGTAGTGTCCTGTAATTAGTATCTCTGCTTCTCCACTAGGCAACCAACCAAACATCTGTCCTTGCCACCATTTAATTATCTTACCTTCTGGACCTGCACCACCAGTAGTCATATGTCCGTGTGTTATAGCTACCTTCTTACCAAATATATCAAAGACTTGGTGGAAACCATCTGCAACCTGCACATTAACTTTCTTATATCGTGGGTTCTTATCCATAATCTCTCCACAAATCTCAAGGTGCATAGTATCAGCGTTGTCCAACCTATTAGTGGTAACACTTGCCTTACCTGAACGGAACTCTCCGTGATTTCCTGGTACTCCACCTAAGATAATCTTGTCTGCGTGTGGTAGGAAGTTATCAACTGTTTTCATTACTAGCTTTCTAGCTAAATGAAACTGTTGAGTGAGAGAAAGTTCTATATTGAATGCTTGTGAATCGTAGAAACCAAAACAGTTCTCTGTTAAATCCCCCATACCAAGTATGTATATTTCTTTTACATTAGTTCCACCCTTACGGAGTGCCTTGATTCTATTCACACCCTCTATAAGAGCTTCCTCATAGCGATTAACAGTATTCTGAACCCCTAGATCAGACTTCCCTAGCTGCCAATCACTCATCATAAAGAGAAAGGCTGTATCTCCCCCATACTTTTTCTGTTTTAGTACAGGTTTCTTACCTATTTCTTTCTCTAACTTAGCAAAGAACTTATCTCTTGCTGGATTCTTGGCTCTAACTACCCCCTTAAACGCATAAAAGGTGGTTACTTCCCCACCTTTTAACTGTGCGTTCCAAGAACTAGCCTTAACTTTGCCTTCTATTTCGTAGTATTTGGGGTTGAAACCCCACTCTTTTAAAATCTGGTCATACTTATTCTTGTAATCTGGATCTGTTCCTACATAAGTTATCTCGCCAACACCAGCTTGTTCATCAAACTCAACTGATGGTTGCCAACCTGACTTATAATAGTTATTACCTAAGTCTTTTGTTTCATCTGTCATTTGCAGCCTTCCTGTTTAACAACAGTATAGTCGCATAATATGACAGTTTATGTTACTTAGTTATTTGTTTTTTAGCATATGTCTTGACAACTGCTAGTGCAGCACCACCACCTGCAAGTGCAGCTAACTGTAAAGTTCCAGCATCTACACCTACTAATGGAGCAACTGTTAAAGCACCTATAAATGCTTCAATAAATGTCCACGCAGTTCTTTCAATCATATCCTTGAGATCATCACTCATCTTATACTCCCACGCATCATTCCAAGGTGTCCATTTAATATCTGCTTTAAACGAACCATCAGAGTTTCTGCTTCTTTTATACTTTTCAAACATTATTTAAATCTTGAGTAAGATCCCCAACCTCTGTCAATTCTCTTACTCTTGTTAATTTTACTAGGTTTTTTTATTTCGCCATCAAAATCTACATATGTTACTTCAGCACCCCCAGTTTTTATAGCTGAAACCACATAAGGATAGATAAATTTATAAGCATTAACCGAAGAACCTATAAACCCATCTCTCTTAACAAGGTTACTCTCTTGTGATTGTCCAACAATAAGACAGCCAGATGTATGTTCATCTGTATTACCTGTATGCCACAGGATATATTCAAATCCTGGTACATCTTTAACCCAGATCATTCCCTCGTGGAAGCCGTACTTCTTATCATACTTGTTGTGAAAACCACCTTCAGTACGAAGTTCTAACTTATATGTACCTGCTGGAATCCTTGTTTCGTGCATCACTTTAGTATCTCTCTGCTCATCTTCTAATGTATAGCAAAGGAACTTTCTCTTACTATTGGATACATCAAACAATATTCCTGATGTACTATCTTCTTGACTACTTATTCTTAATACTTCTAGTTTCATTCTTCTTCTTTCTCTAAACAATTAGCACAGATCAAACTATGCTCTAACCAATGTGGTTGCAAACATACCTCACAATACTGTGTATGAATTTCTATCATTATAAACCTAACAGTACTAAGGTAAATGTTTTAATCACTATCACCTAATAAAGTATAACAAAGAAACAATAAAACAAAACACTATCCGACCAGTAGATTTCTGTAAATACTTATCCATCTATCTTTTATCTTCTTCTACTCATCTTTTACTGCCATTATTTACCTGCTCCTAATGCACTACCTGTAAGTATTGCTCCGAATGCTAAATGAAACAATCCACCACCCTTTAATGTGAAAGGTTCGTGTTGAGATACAAGCTTCTTTAGATATTCCATTTGTACTAATGGATCTTCAATTGCTTGTAAGTGTGACATATAATCAGCGAGGTCTAATCCCATTCTTGCTATACCATAATAAATTGGTACTACCATAAAGTCGTAGATACAAATTACGAGATAAACTATTAAGGCAGTCCATCTCCACTTCATTGTACTTATTTCAATCTTCGTCATTGACATTAGCTATCTTTTACCACCATCATAAGCTACTGCGTGTCCGACTTCTACCATCTCTTGATTAATATTTGTTCCATCTATGTAAAACTCTCCAAGAACTCTGCCATACTTACCAGTTCCTTGAGATTGTAATTCAACAGAATATATATCTCCTACACCAAAAAGTCTTAATTTCAACCACTCTTTAGCAGCTAAACCTTTTTCTTTTTCTTCCAGATCCTTTGTCCTAGATTCAGGTGCATTGATACCAACCATACGAACACGACACTTGTGCCATACATTAAAGCCTAAATCAATACGAACATCTACTGTATCTCCATCAACTACTCTTAATACTTCAACTTCGTAATAATATTTCATTGTTACTTGTCTTTTCTTAAACCTAATGTGATAAGCCATAGGGTTATTGAACCTAATATAGCTATCCCCACTATATCTTTAGCAGTACCAGTTAAGGTAAGCCAAGCGATAAAGAAGCCTAAAAGTGTGAATGTTTGTGCGATTGTTTCTTTTATTGCTTCTATAAACCACCTAGCAAATGCTTTAACTGCTCTTGGTATATTAACTACTATGTGATAAGGGAGAGCCAATATATTAAATATTAGATTTATAAACTTCTTTATCATCTTATCCTTCTAATAGGAATTATTGAGCTTGTTGCTATGATCTGGGATACTAATATTACAGGCACAACAACTTCTTGTGCCTTCTCTTTCTGATCAGTTGTCATATCATTACCTAACTCTATAACTTCTCTAAGTTCTATTGGTTCTATCTCTATATCAATAATAGCACCGATTGGATCTGCTATAAATTCTTCTAACTGAACTTCTACTACTGCATCTGCTAAGGTATAGTCATCACTATCATCTTCTGCTGCTCTCTCTACAAACTCCTCAACTGCTTGTGCAACAGCAGGTTCTTCCTCTATAAGTTCAGCAACAATCTCTAGCTCCTCTGTTTCCACACCTAATACTTCAGCTACTACTTCTTGTTCTTCTTCAGTTAAAGTATCTA